ATCAGAAATTAGAGCTAACGCTTATCGGAAGAAGAAGGATTTACCACCGTTGAAGAAGAGGAAGAAGTAACTGGAATATTGTGTCGGTGCGGAAGGACTTGGCCTAATTTAGGTCTTACAACAACGTCCTGGCATAACTTAAAAAATGGGCTATTTTCAGCGAACTCTATGCCCTTCAACTTAAGCTCACCACAGTTTTTAAGACGGGCTATATGCCAGTTAAGTTTGCTATCTTTTAGCATTTGTTCTGTTCTAGCATTTTGATTGTCAACAGCTATTTTGCATCTTCTTTGAAGTGAATTATCTAGTGGGATCGAAAAGGTCATAGAAAAACCGAGGTTTAAAGCGTGGTTGTCCTTCTGTCCAGTTCTGTTTTGTGTGTAGTGCGTTATTTCTCCATCATCGCCATATTGTGGCTGAGAATACCAATATTCTCTAGGGCTTGAATATTGATGAGAGTCGGTAACAAATGGGCTGAAAGTTAACATCGGACCCTGACACAAAATATTACCTCCATACTGGTTTTGTATTAGATTTCCTTGCAAGGATTGTATTGCCATATTGGTCACAGAACCACTGGAATTAGCGACGGGGGCTGCTGTCTGGGAGGTATTTGCTAATACTTTTATAGGGCTAAATAGTAATAAAATTATTGCGAAAATACGCTGGTTGTTTCTGTAACGCTTTCTATGTTGGTAGTACGAATCACGTTGGTCACGTTCGACAGTCCGGGTCCTGTATAACTCTCTACGAATTGAAATGGGTTTCCATTTGTTGTGAGAGTTACGTTTGGTTTGTTGGTTAAATCTGCTCCCGTCCATGTGTAATTAGTGCCATTAATTGTTTGGGTTGTAGTTGTTGGGGCGGGTGAAATGTTGCCATCAATTGATAAGCCTGTTC